AATTTCCTCTCTCCCTTCTTAAACGCCACCTGCTCAGCAATAATCAACGCCTTCTCCGGCGTGTAATCCACCAAGCTCTCTATGTCCCCACACTCAGGACACCAATTCAACCCCTCACCACTAAAAGAACACTGACCACCCGGAATCTCCGACCAATCATCAATAAAGCCACACTTGTAGCAAATCGCTAATTCCCACTCGTCCAGATTCTCTATCTCCGCAGGATTCACGCCACGCGAACCATTGTGCTCACTCATAACAATTCCCCCAATTCCGTCTCAATCAAGTCCTCGTAATACCCTAATAAACGAGGATTCCTATGCACCGCCTCGTCCGCATCCTTCCACAACACCTTACTAGGCCGCAAGATGTCAAAGGCTATCTCACGATAACCATAGTACTCAGTGTCAGTCTCCGAGGACCACGGGTCAGCACCCCCGGGTAACACCGTGAAATGAATCACGCCTAATAAACAAGGACTATCGTTGTACTCAGACTCGATTAAATATTTATATCGGATGGCAGGCTTCATGTCATACCCCGTGTAGGAAAAGCGATATGACAATTACTGCAATTGCGCAGCCAAGTACAGCGCCAAGTAGGCCAACAAGTAGTAAGACAATTTCGTCAGGGTCCATGCTGTGTTATCCTTTCTGTGTTGGTGATTGGGTGGTTAGTTACGGAACGCGGACCGGGGACCGGGGAGTAATTACATAGGTTTCACGATTTACCGGAGTTATGGTAAGGCATGAATGGTATTGATGCAAGGAAAATCTTTGTGGGTATTAGATCGAAAAGTTATGGAAACGCGGTTTTTTATATGTTTGAAGGGTTCCCTATAGAACTTTTTTCACTAAGAAATTATTTTTGATTTTTTTTTGTGAAATTAGGCGTAATAGACGTAATGCCGTAATAAACGAGTACTGGTGCGGGTTTTCAGACTTACGTTAGCATCACGTTTATATTTAGGAAACGTAAGAAATACAAATATTCAGGGGGGACCCGTGAGACTGCTTTTTTTGTTTCATTTTTTTTTCTTAGTCAAAAAAAGTCTATAGGAACCCTCGGATTGGTTTGGGGCTTGGTGTTCGGAAGTTTCCTTGACTATAGGAGTTTCGCTGCGTAATATCTAGGCAGTTGGTTTAGGAGGTTATACGATGTATGAAATTGATCAGAATGTAGAGATTCCAGCGAGTCGGACGCGGTATCCGTTTCCTGACATGGAGCCCGGCGATAGCATTTTCTTTTCAACGGAACGACAGGCTATCTCGGCGCGTGTAGCGGCCGTCAGATACGCTGCCAAGTACAAGTCGGACTGGAAGTTCACCCTGCGCAGGATTGAAGAAGGTTGGCGCTTGTGGAGGCTTTCGTAATGCCAAAGAAGGATGTTTGGAACGTCCCGCCTGTGGTGCCGAAGAAGGCAGCGCAGCGGATGTCTGAGAAGGTGCCGTCGTTGTCCTCGTTGAAGACAATGACGGGCCGCAAGCGGATGGTCACGCCCAAGCATTGGAAGTTCATTACCGAGTACGTATCAGGCGACGGCCGGGTGACGATGAAGGAAGCGGCTATTCGGGCGGGCTACAACGAAAAAAGCGCTTCTGTCATCGCTTGGCAGTTGACTAACCCGGACATTAATCCGCACGTGGTGGCGGCTATTCAGCAATACCGGGCAGAACTGGCTTCGAAGTACAACACATCGTATGAGCGGCATATGAAAGACCTGCAGCTAATTCGTGATAAGGCGCTGGAGGCGGGCGCTTTTGCTGCTGCTGTTCAGGCGGAGTATCGGCGGGGGCAGGCGTTGGGGACGATATACGTTGAGCGGAAGGAAATCCGGCACGGCACTATCGATTCGATGAGCAAAGAGGAAGTACAGCGCAAGCTTGACGAGTTGAAAAAGCTATATGGGGGGCCGCCTCCGACCGCCATAATCGATCTGGAGCCCTCAGACGTGCGTGAGAGCGCCGAAAAGGATGTGGACCCTGCTTTCACCCTCCCGGTGGAAAATCCGCCTCCTGACGTGTTTGAGAGGCTTTCAGAGGACGATGGCGAGGAAACCTGAATCTGTCTTTTCGGATTATGTCCGGGAGCGCTTGCGAGATGTGGATATATCCCGCGTTGAATCGGTGGCCAATCTTGGCTTTCCTGATATGGTGGTGGCCGATAAGCTTGGCGGCGGCCGCGTTGGCTTTTTGGAAAATAAGGTGGTGCGGCGCGGATTGAAGGTTGACGTTCGGCCGCATCAAATTTCTTTTCTTTTTCGCCACTGGTCCTATGGGTGCCCGGCCTTTTTGCTTGTGAAGCATTTGCCTATTGGAAAGCGAATCGGCTTAGTTTTTCTCTATCACGGTGGTCAAGCTCCCGATGTTGCTCTCGAGGGCTTGCGCGTTGCGCCTGTGCGCCGATGGTCCTCTGATGCTGTAGATTGGGAAGAGCTTAGAAAATTGCTATTAGGAATTGAAAAACCATAGGAAAAATAAACCGTAATTGACGCGCGGAAAGTGTATTATGTGGTTGTCGGGTTGTCCGACTTTTAGAGAGGATAGAGAGATGAAAACAGCAGAACTAACAGGAGCCGCGCTGGATTGGGCGGTGGCGAAGTGCGAGGGGAAATCCCACATTGTCAATGCGCCGCATAAGTACTTTTATTCCCCGTCAACTAACTGGGCACTGGGCGGGGCGATCATTGAGCGAGAGGGGATCAATCTGGACAACTACGCCAAGAATCCGAAATGGAGTGCGTGGACACCAGCACCTGAGCGGGAGTCAGGTGAGGCGCAAGCATATGGAGAAACACCACTAGTCGCAGCAATGCGCTGCTACGTGGCAAGCAAGCTGGGTGATGAGGTGGCGCTGCCCGAGGGGGTAGCGTTATGAAATGGCTTGTTTCAGATACCAGCACACGTGCGCCCACGGCGCGGTTTAAAACAAAAAAAGCGGCCATGCATTGGGGGCGCTGTTTTTGTAGTGGTCTGTTTTTTGTGTGGAAAGAAAAGAGTTGACTAGCAGAAAATCAATTGATAGCATTGTTTCACTGTAGCCGCTCGGCTACATTAAACGAGAGAGGATAGAGAGATGCTTAAGACTGTCGCAGTATCAGGAAACCGCAAAACCGGCCCGATTGCTGTTACTTACCGATCAGGGGAACATCAAACTTACGGGACCTGCCCGAAAACGTGTGGCTTACACCCAAAAAGCGAAACCGGCGCGGACAATATCGATTCGGAATACTTGCGGGCTATATCTGACGCGGTGCCGCGTAATGGCAAGGCTTGGACTTATTCTCACTTTGCCGCTGATGCGCTGCCGCTCCCGGCCGAGGGAAAAACCGTCATTAATGCTTCGTGCGATACCACGGCCGAAGCGGTTCGCGCTTACTCACTCGGCCGCCCGGCCGTATATGCTGCCCCGGAAAATACACAGTGGCCGCAAAAAATCGAGGGGGTTCGCTTCGTGCGCTGCCCGGCCGAATTATCCGATTCATTCACTTGCCAGCAATGCGGCGATGGTAGCCCGCTATGCGCCCGGCCGACTCGGGATTACGTAATCGTTTTCGTTGCGCATGGCACTGGTAAAAAACGTGTTGGCACTGGCGAGGGGGGATGTTATGCCGCAAGCGGCCCGACCGCTATACAGTGGCATGGCACCAAGAAAACCGGGGCGGCTAATGATGCCGAGGCGCTTCGCGCTTTTGCTCGTTCGCTTCCGCCGGGTTCGCTGTTGCGTCATCATGTGGCCGGGGATATCGGCCGGGAGGCGGCCGCGTGATTATTCTGTTAATCGTTATTTTTGTGGTTTTGTGGTGGCTAGCTGATCTCGGGAGCTGGAAATAATCGGTGCTCAATAGTTGATTGAAAAAATCAATTAGCCAATATTTCCGGAATATTGGATTATTCACACATCGGCCGGTGGCGGCCGTTTTTAGAGAGGATAGAGAGATGGCTCACATGATTGATGAAACAACCGGCCGCGCTGCAATTGCATATGCCGGACAAACCCCTTGGCACGGCCTCGGCCGTCAATTGTCGGAAGGCGCGACAATTGAACAGTGGACTCAAGAGGCCGGACTAGGCTATACCGTCGAGACATCCGACGTGCAATATCTCACCCCGGCCGTCACTGGTTTACAGGTCTGGCCTGACCGCAAAGTATTAACCCGCTCGGACACCGGGGCACCGCTGGCAGTGGTGAGCAAGGATTACAACGTGGTCCAACCCGGGCAAGTGATGGACTTTTTCCGCAAGCTTTCCGATATCGGCGGGTTTCAGATGGAAACGGCCGGAGCACTATCCGACGGCCGCCGGGTTTGGGCGCTGGCACGTGTTGGCGATGCTGCCCCGGTTGTTGATGGTGACTTAGTCAAGCCGTACCTGTTACTCGGTACCAGCTACGACGGCACCATGGCCACGATTGCAAAATTTACTGCGATTCGCGTCGTATGCAATAACACTATCACCCCGGCCGTTAACGGCCGCGCTGATGAAACGGACAAGGGTTATCTGAAATCAAGTGTCCGGGTTTTGCACTCGGAGCGATTCGACGCTGATGCGGTTCGCTTGCAGCTTGGCATTGTGGCGAATCAATTCGAGCGGTTTATTGTTCAGTCGCGCCAGCTATCGCACATCCCTATGTCGGCCACTGATTCGGACTTATTCATTTGCGAATTATTGAAGCCTTACCACCAGAGCAAGCTTGATATCAGAGAGACCAAAGCCTACAAGCGGGTTTTGGACTTATTCGAAAACCGCAAGGCTATCGGTTCCGATATCCCGGGCGTGGCCGGTACCCGGTGGGCGATGCTGAATGCTGTGACGCAATTGGTAGACCACGAGCGCGGCCGCTCGGACAATACGCGCCTCGAATCGGCGTGGTTTGGCACTGGTGCCGCGCTTAAAAATCGGGCACTTGAATTGTTAAATTCTGCAGCGTGATTAAGTAACAATTCATTTTTGCGGTTTTCCCTATGAGCGCCGGGTTATCTCGGCGCTTTTTTCCGCTTAGCTGGCCACTGGTAAACCTGCCCCCGGGCCTCGGTCCCTCCCCCGCTCGGCGCTGGCCGTGGTCCTCGGGCCCCGGCCGGTTGCCCTTGGCCCGCGTTGCGCGGGCCGTTATGCGCGGCGCGGGTGTCGCGTCGCGCGGACCAGTGGCGGCGGCCGGTGGTAAATAACCTATTGACGCGCGTCAATAGTTCAGATACATTATCGGTACTGGCTAGCCAGTACCGATTGACAACCTAGAGAGGATAGAGAGATGAGCAAATACGAATTAGCCGCCAGCATCAAAGTGGGAATTTTCGCGTCACGCGATACACTCGAAGAGGCTTTCGAGTACGTCGAAACGATGTTCAATACAATGCCCGATCCGGCACATCGGGCCGCAGCGCGAACCGCGCTGCACGTGATGTTGAACTCGGTGGCCAAGCAAATCGAATCGCTGCCCGATCCGCTGCCGCTGCCCCCGGCCGAGGTCCGCATCTCGGTGGAGGATAATCCAGCGACTGGCACCGAGGCGCGGCAAGACCTGCAAAGTGTGCTCGAGCCAGTGATGGTATCGGTGCCGCGCGACGAGTTGAACCGGATCATTGACCAGCGCATCAGTGACTGGCTTGATGACCGCTTCGATAGCATGGCCGAAGAGTGGTTTGAGAATAACGTCGATGTCGATGAAAAGGTGCAGGATTATCTCGACAACAGCGTAGACTGGACCGAGATTGTGCAAGAGGAACTCAAGCACAACATCAGCTTTAGCATCTCGGTAGATTGATAGAGTATTGACGCGCGTCAATAGTTCAGGTACATTATCGGTACTGGCTAGCCAGTACCGATAAACCTTAGAGAGGATAGTGCGATGAAAACCAGAACCAACTTCGTTAGCATCAACGGCACCAACTATGCGATTCCTGTCGGCATGACTGACAAGGAAGTGTCAGCGGTATGCAGCCTGTTGCTGCATTTTCGTCGGATCGATGAGATTTATCCATCGGACTACAAAGGCGCTTTCCACTTTGTAGACGACGAGAACATCACGGTCCGACTCGGCAGCCGTGAAATCTACTCTACCGAGGAATCAGCCCGCGCGGCCCGCGATGCCCGCAACGCTGAGATCAAAGCGGCCGAAGTTGCCCGCGAGACTGACGCCTGATTCACCAGTCCGGCACCGCCGGACTGGTTCCTGAAACCCGAGCACGGCTCGGGTTTTTTGTTGCCTGCTACCCTGCACACTATCGGCGCGGCCGCGCCGATAGAAAGAATTGTCTTGACTTATCGGCCGGGCGCTGCCCGGCCGATAACAGCGCAGCACCCAGCACACGCACCCGCCCCCTGTCCAATTGCATATGACTATCGGCTATAGCTGAGCGATAGCTTGACATTCCCCGTGTCGCGAC